GCAGCAATCGGTCAATAGTGTATAAATAACAGTATGGCAGATCTATCAATCAGAGCAAGGGATACTGAATACTCGGACGTGGACTTTTCGTTTCGCGTTATACCGGTATCAAATGCTCTTGCACTTAAGAAAAATGAAGAGGCGGTAAAACAATCCGTCATCAATATACTTTCTACAAATCGTGGGGAACGACCCTTTCTTCCTTACTTTGGTGCAAATATTAGATCCTATCTTTTTGAAAACATTGATAGTGTAACCGAGGGTCTAGTAGAAGAAGAGATTAGAACTGCGCTTGTAAATTATGAACCGCGTGTTCGTGTAACAAATATCAATGTTGACGCACGACCGGACAATAATGCATTAAACATTTCGTTGGAGTTTGATATCATTTCTCCCAGAGAGATTTCAACGACCGTCAACTTTGTGGTTGAGAGACTAAGATGAGTAGAGAATCAAAACGACTTAACGTATCAGAGATAGATTTTCCGGAGATTCGACAGAATCTAAAAGATTTCTTAAGTTCTCAGGAAACATTACAAGATTATGATTTTGAAGGATCGGCGATCTCTACGATCATCGATATGTTATCCTATGTTACGCACTACAATGCGGTAAACGCAAATATTGGTATAAACGAAACCTTTCTCGACACTGCACAGTTTCGCGGATCGGTCGTCGGTCACGCTCGTCAACTCGGTTACACACCAAGGTCTGCATCGGCTCCGGTGGCGAATATAGACATCGCGGTGAATAATCCTTCGGACCAATCACTATCAATACCACGCGGTCATCGGTTTAAGGCCAAAATCGGTAATGAAACTTATAACTTTGTTACTGATGAAGAATATAGCACTGATGACGCAGTGTTCTCTGATGTAAGAATACTTCAGGGTTCTATAAAAAACATCGAGTTTATTTTTGATACATCTTCGAATGAAAAGTATGTTATTCCCAATTCTGATGTTGATGTGTCGACACTCTTAGTTGAAGTTTTTGATTCTCGCACGTCGTCAACCTCAACTATCTTCACCGAAGCCAAACGACTCACAGAGATCGGTTCAACGAGCAACGTATACTTTATCTCAGAGAATCCTGACGGACTTTTTGAGATAACCTTTGGTGACGGCGTGATCGGTACGGGTCTTGAGAACGGTAATCTTATTCGCGTCGAATATCTCGTGACAAAGAAAACAGAGGCGAATGGTGCGTCCGTATTCTCGTCTGTCGATTCCATACAGGGTAACAGCAATCTCTCGATCACCGTGAACTCTCGCGCAAGTGGTGGCGATGAGAGAGAATCAACGGATTCGATACAATACAACGCGCCTCTCTCTTATGCATCACAGAATCGTGCGGTCGTACCAAACGACTTCGAGGCAGTCATTCGCGAGAACTTCGCGAACGTATCAAGTGTGAAGGTCTGGGGTGGTGAGGACAACTCTCCGCCGGTATACGGAAAAGTTTTTGTGTCGGTTCTTCCAGAATCGGGTGATGTTCTTACCATTGATGAACAGAATAGACTTTTGAATGAAGTACTTTTACCAAAGTCTGTGATCACGGTAACACCTGAAATTCTTGATCCTGAGTTTCTGGTTATCACGATGGAGGTTTTCTTTAAGTACGATCCATCTATGACGAATCTTACTGAGCAACAACTCGAGAACAAGGTTGTCGATTCTATCAATAACTTTGATGAGAACAGTCTGGGTAAATTCGATAATGTGTTTCGTTACTCACAGTTTCTTCAGACTGTCGACGAAACCGATTCGGCGATACTCAACTCATTTGCTCGAGTGTATCTTTCAAAAAGATTTGTTCCTACACTGAATGTTCCGACCACGTACACTCTTAACTTCTCAACGGACCTGTACGAGAGTTTTGGCACTCGGCCTGTGATATTTGACTCGACAACATTTACGATCCGTGGTGTGAGTGGATGCCGATTTAAAGACTTTTTGAATAATGATGGAACACGCCGTGTCTCAATAGTAAGAGGTGCGGGTGTGGACGAAACGGTGGTCGTGCGAGATGCGGGTATTATAGACGGACCGCGTATCATACTTCAGTCCTTCTCACCCGAGTCGATCGATGGTGAGATTATCAATATCGAAGCGGTACCAGCATCGTACGATATCGTCGGTACACTCAATACCGTGTTGACTCTTGACTGTGACTGCTCAAGATTTAATGTTCAGGGTGAGGTCGATACGATCGTCTCTGGGCGAGATTACTCGGGCGTGAACTATCGGACGTTCAATCGGGACTCTGGTGGAACCGTGCCGAATGGTAACAGTGCAGTCACGAGTTCGACAATGACAACAACAACAACGACGACCACGACAACGACTCCGCCTACGACGACTCCGCCTACGACAAATAACGACAACAACGACAGTAGCATTTACTAGTAGTCTATAAGATATTATGTCAACGAGCAATAACAGAACAGAGTATTCGCCCTTCGTTTCAAGTCTTATTGATTCGTTTGTGCCGGATCATGTGCGGGCGAACTACCCTGACCTCATTGCGTTTATCGCCGCTTATCTTGACTATCTTGAGACGTCGAATCTTTCTGGATATTATCAGAACACTCTTCCTCAACAGAGGGATATCGAATCACAGGACGAACAGTTTCTTCGGCGCATTGAACAAGAGATTGGTCTCTTTGTTCCTCGTGAGTACGAAGCGACACCTCGTGTTTTTTATAATAAGATCTCAGAACTTTGGAGATCAAAGGGATCCACTGAAGCGGTCGAAACTTTCTTTCGACTCTTTCTTAATGACACTGTTCAAGTAAGATTTCCATGGGACTTTGTTCTTAAACCATCTGATGGTCGATGGCAGGCTCCCGAAAAGATTCGTGTATCATTAATCTCTGGAGATCCAGAGGCTTTCGCGAGTCGGCGTGTTGAACAACTTGAAGAATACGGATTCACAACTGTTACCAGGGTTGAACGTAAGGTATACGCCGATCAGACTATCTATGAACTTACAATTCTTCGTAGTGACACTGTCGGTGAATTTAAGGTAGGTAATAGAATTGCTACCGAAGATCGATCGACAATTGGAGAGATCTATAACTCTGTATCAAATATCGTCATTGAGTCGCCGGGATCGGGTTATAGTGTTGGGGATCGTATTCGTCTCGAGGGTCGTTCACGTATTAGTTTTGAGGCTCGTGTAACCGATGTCGATGAGATTGGAGCAATACAGAATGTTTCGATTCTTGACTTTGGTTCGGGCACCACACCAGAACATATTCTCGATTCCAGATCATCGGGTCAATACTTTCTAAACGAGTTTGGAATCTTTCAGTACGTTGGAGAGGATCGTCAACTCGATCTGGCCGATAACGTTGATATTAGTGAAGATTCATTTACCGGTTTTACACAGAACTACACCGAAGGAATATACTTCTCTCAACCATATTCCGGCACAGCGCTCTTTTCGTCGACCGATCTCTCATTGATCAATCAGGCTCTGACAGAATCGGATATTCAGGTATTCCCGTCGGATCTGGTACCCTCCCCGTCCTATCAGATCGATACTACTGATGGTAATGGCGCGGCGTTCTCTCTTGAATTTAGTCCGATCGTCGAGACAAGTGGATACTATGACGGTGTTCGAGGACAGTTGTCAGAAGCAATCGTTCTTCAAGATTCAGAGTTCTATCAAAAGTTCTCCTATGAGGTCGTGACGAGTTATTCTTATGACCGTTGGATCGAACCCCTTAAAAATCACGTTCATCCTTCCGGAACCAAACCGTTTGGTCTCATTAACAAGATTGAAAGACTTGATCCTTCTGTCGAAATATTCTCTGACGATGTCCTGAAAGCCTTACAAACGGATCGTGTGTCAACACCAGAGAACGTCAAAATATCTTTCACTAAAAGGCTCGAAGATCGAGCCTCGTTTTCTGAGACATTTACGACTGCGTTAAGTATTCCGAGAAGATACACCGATTCTGCACTTACGAGCGACTCGGGTCTGGTGATTCTACAATCATCGGAAGAAGCATACTCATCGGAATATTACTTCTCGCAAGACTATGCTGCAGAAGCAATTAGTTTTTAAGATATAAATACATCATATGGAATACAAAAGGAAATCATAATCATGGGAGCCTCAACCAAAGACTTTACAAGGGCGAAAGGTAACGTTAATATCGTTGTCACCGATTCGAAGAGTGGTCTTGAAAAAGACCGTCGTGAGATACACAACATGGTCGTTGATGTTGGTCTTGAGTACATTATCAGTCGTATGGCGAGTGCAGATACCAATGTTATGACTCATATGGCACTCGGATCGGGCAGTACGCCAGAAGACGGTAGTTCGACGGATATGGAAGCTGCTCTTGGTCCTCGACAAAGTCTATCATCAACTCAGATCGCCGATTCCGGTATCGGTGTTAATGACTCGATTCGATACAACGCTGCATGGTTTGAGGGTGAGTCTCTTGGCACGATCAATGAAGCCGGTTTGTTCAACAATGGAACATCTGGTCAGGGTATCATGTTGGCAAGAACAACTTTTCCAACTATCATCAAACAACAGAATGATATTCTTACCGTCGAATGGACGATTACTCTTGAACCCGAATACCTGTCATCATCGGGCGGTTAATAGATCATGTTTTTAAGACCCACAACGAACTTTAGATTTAGAAATTCCAAAGAGTTTGTAGACTCGGTAAATAACGGCAATCTAAATCTTTATGCGTTTGTGTCAAGATCATATCCATGGGAAGACGAATCCAATCCTCCCGCACCTGTTCTTTCAACAGAGGAACAGCAGAAGGTGTGGGATGATATGATGATTCTGCGAAAAATTCAACCCACCGATATTGTACTTGGTATTCGTCGTATACCATGGCGAAGAGATTCGGTGTATCAAGAATTCAATGATGCGCTCGATCTTCAAGAAGAAAACTTTTATATTTTTACTCAGCCCGAGGGTAACGTATATCTTTGCATAGATAACAATAACGGTGCGCCATCTACTGAGAAACCGACTCATCGTGATGAGAACGTAGTCGAGGAGTCCGATGGATACAAGTGGAAGTATATGACCACTATATCCACGTCTCTCATAAACAAGTTTCTTCTTAACGACTATGTGCCGTTTGAGTCGAATGAAGAGATCATAGAGAGCGCGACACCGGGTACGATCGAGCATCTTAAGGTCGAGAGTTCTGGCAGTGGTTATCCCGCAAACGCGACGATTGGCAACTCGAACGAACTTCCGGTTTTTATACAGGGTAACGGTACACAGGTATCGACAGCAACCGCGGCGATCACTGTGATTCAGGGTTCGATACGATCGATCAACCTAACATCAAGTGGCAATGATTACTTCTATGGTCCTGGTGTAGAGTTTCCTGTTGCGATACGCCAGGTCACAGCGAACGGTACGGTACAGAACGCATACGGCGTCGCAACAACAAATCTTGATGGTGAAATAGACGCAGTGTCGGTTATCATCGGAGGATCAGGCTACCAACCTGGTTCGGTGTCAATCGTACAGAGTTCTGGAGAAGGATACGCAGAAACAAACAGTAGTGGAGAGATCATCAACGCCGAGATGAGAATCGGTAGGTTTGGCAATGATTTCTTCAAGGCATCTGCGATCGTTGTATCGGATTCTGGATCAGGAGGTAACGTAATTCCAACCGTGTCTCCTAAGGGCGGATTTGGTGTTGATCAGGGAAAACAGTTACACTCACACTACGCCCTGATATCACTCGAGGTGGACGCCGACGACATTCTTTCTCTTGCGACTTTCAACGAGTTTCGTCAGATCGGATTAATATCGGATCCTCTTGAATACTCGAACGATCCGCTCTTGAGTAACGGTGCGGTCGACTCTGACGGTGGTAATATTTACGAGTCCGATGGAACAATCTCCGGTACACCACTCTCAATCAATTCGGCCGATGCAAAACATCGACTCGAACTCACCGGATCAAATCAGGGGTTCATTGAGAACGAAACCATTGTCGGAGAAACATCGGGTGTTATTGGTCTTAACACTGTTCGTTTTGGAACGGACTCATTAAGATTCTCTCTCGATGATTCAATTATCAGTGAGGACGACGTCGAGTTTACGATCGGAGAGCAAATTCGAGGTATCTCGTCCGGAGAGACTGCGATTGTTTCTAATTTCGTTCGACCGGACGTTGAGAAGTACTCTGGTGAGATATACCATATAAATAACATTGAACCAATCATCCGAAACGACGATCAAAGAATCCTTGTTACGTTTGCGCTGAAATACTAAGGAATTCATAAGAATGGCAGATTATAATAGAGAACCGTATTGGGACGACTACGACGAAGATAAGAATTTTCTTAGAATTCTATTTCGTCCGGGTTACGCCGTACAGACTCGTGAGCTTACTCAACTTCAGACAATGTTGCAAAAACAGATCGAACGTCACGGCAAACACGTTTTTCGTGAGGGAACAATCGTTCTCGGTGGCGGATTTGATCTTCAGACGGACATTGAATATGTCAAGATTCAAAACGTATCTCCGTCAGAGGACTCTCTTAGTCAGTTTGTCGGTCAGACCGTCGAGGGTGAGACCTCCGGTGTAAGAGCAAACGTTCGTGCAGTTGACACTGATGAAGAAAACGGCAATCAGGTTCTCTTTGTAAGATACACGGCGTCGTCCGGTAATAACGATCGATTCCTTCCTGACGAGACACTCGATGTCATCAATACATCGATCAGTGCTGACGTACTCTCGTCAACAGATAATCCGATTGGTAAGGGCACCATCTTCTCGATCGATGACGGTGTTCTTTTTTCGAAGGGTTTCTTCGTCTCTTTTGAAAGACAGACGGTTGTTGTGTCACGTTATGATACAGAACCAAACGCGACGATCGGATTCTTTTTGAACGAAGACATCGTAACTCCGATTGATGATACTTCTCTTCTTGACAACGCGCAGGGTACGTTCAACTTTACCGCACCCGGTGCGCACAGACTTGCGATTGACGCACGACTTGCGGTCGTGGATATTGGTGATGAAGAAGAGAATCCAGATTTCAATCGTATTGCTGATGTAAGAAAGGGTGAACAGGCATACTCAAGAGAACGCACCGAGTACAGTCGTCTTTACGAAGAGATTGCTAAGAGAACCTACGACGAGACCGGTGATTTCTATGTAAGAGGATTCACCATTCGTTCA